TCAAAATGCGTCAAATTTGGTGACCGTCAGGCGGGCCAGCGGGTCAGGCAAGACGTGCTTCGGGGCTTGACGCAAATCTGAGTCAAAACCGACGTATGTAGCGAGCAGGCGCGGGGTGGGGGCAACCGCGCGCGCCGGGCTGAAAAAGCCCCAAAAATTACAAAATAGCAACATTCATAGTCTCTCCCCTCGCCCCGCCAATCCAACCTAAGGTCGCCTAAGGCCCTTTAGAACGTCTTCTCATTGACTGGGAACAATTCGCGCCACCTCCCATCAAAGCCAGCACAACAGCGCACGCTTCGTGCGTCATCGATAACCCTGGCGGGGGAAACATGAGTCGTCCTTTCATCACCGTTGGAGACAAGACCAGCCACGGCGGGACCGTCATCAGTGGTGACCAGTCCTTTCTGATCCACGGCAAGGCCGTGGCGAGCATAGGCGACCTCACCACCTGCCCACGCTGCAAAGGGACGTTCGCCATTACCTCCGGCGCAGAAGACATGATCACTAATGGCAAGGCGCCGGCTCGCGACGGGGACCGCACCGCGTGTGGAGCCATCCTGATCGCCACTCAGGCCCTCACCACCCATGCAGCGCAACAAGAAGTTGGTTCGACTGCGGGCACTGCTGCCGACGCCGCTAACCTGGCTAAGGCTAATCCCGCCGCCCCGGTCGAATCAGGTATCTGCCTTAGTTGTCTGATGAATGCCGCCAAGGCCGGCGCAACCATGATCGTGCGCGACTGATGCCTTCCGAGATCAAGTACCGGCTGGCGCAATTACGGACGGCCACGCCGCAGCTCAGACTCTATGCCTTGGTCGATGGCTTTCACTACCATCAACATCACGAACAGGCGCTGGAAGAAAGCCCGAGCGTGCGCGGGCTCTTCATCGGTACAGTGGATGAACATCTCGCGCCTTCTGGCCCTTGGCTTCTCGATGCTGAAAGCGCGCCGTTCGATCTGGTCAGCCACGCGGCGCTACTGGAGACAAGGGTTGCATCAGTGTCATGGATTATCACAACGATGGAACTAGACGCGCTGGCGCACGCCCTCCAATCCCGTATGCAAATGGAGCTACCCGATGGCCGGCTGGCATTGCTGCGTCTGTGGGACCCACGTGCATTGGCCAGTGCAGCACGAGATTTCGATGAGACGCAGCGCCGCTATCTGTTCGAGGGGATTACTGAATGGCTGCTGTTGAGGGAGGGTCGTCGCGTGCGAATTGGAAGGCATGATGCTCAAGATCACTGAAGAACAATTTCAAAAGCTGCAGGCTCGGGATGCGGACAACTTTGTTGCAGCGGTCGCAGATGAATTCTTGGTCGACCGCCCTGATCTACAAGCGCAGCCTGGTCGCTCGGAAATCATCGCCCGCATGCGTGCTGCTTATGACAATGGGCTGACCCTGAGCTTTACGGAAACGCCTTCGCTCATCTACATGATGTACATGTCCGCCGACTATCCCGGCATCTTCGAACAGCCAGGTACACAGCAATACTTGAGCAAGCCCGGTGCTACGCCCGAACAGCGGTTAAATGATATGAAAGACGTGCTGCGTTACTTCGCTCGTACGTCACAACAAGAAGAGGAATAAACATGGGCTTTCCAGCTATCCCTTTGCTTCCCGCCATTTCTGCGGAAGTTTTGGCCTGGATTAGGTTGGTTAGCTCTGCTGTCGCAGCGGGCGGCGCCGCTGCGGTGTATTCGAACTCCAAGAATGCTGAAGAAGCTGAAAGCAAGCCGCTTGCTCAAGTTGACGTGGCAAAGCAGAGTGAGAAATGCAAGAAATGTCCGCCAGACGGCGGGGCGCTAGTGTCTCGAAAGTGGAATATGTCCGATATCTCTCGTGAGTATCAGGCGCGAGTGACAGGTTTCGCACCCAATACGGAATGGGCATTTTCTGGCGTGGACTTCGATGGCTTTCGCTCAGCTGAATGTCTCTTGCAGGAAGCCAAGGCGCGATATGCCCAATTTTTTAATCAAGAGACGGACACGCCAAAGTTCTTTTTCTCTTTCACAGGATATAGAAAACTGCGGAAGCAAGCAGAAAAGCAAGGTAGTGTTACCGCAGCATCCCCCCCCGCCAGGCTCAATTGGTATTTTATGGAAAAATTCGTCGCCGACCACATGAAAGACCTATTTCGCAACGACGGACTACCAATAACAGTAATTTTTATGCCCTAATCAGATGAATATCAAATTCCCCTATCGATCTGGTATCGAAAGCCTTCCCAGCATTTACGAACACCTTAAGCAACTTTGGCAAGTGGCTATGCTATTGGACACCATAGGTATGCCGCTTGAGGACTGGTGCCCACCTGCAGACACGCCAGATAACGCGCGGCGCAACGTCGCGTTTGATAAGAATGGGCCGTCACCAGCGGCCGTTGCTATTTTTCACGAAGAAGAAAAAGCTGATCCATCTGAAAAATTTAGAATATTAGGTGTGTGGAACGGAAAGGAAGATGACGGCGGTGCTGTTTTATTGCACAAATTGTCAATTGCTTCTAATCACTCAAGGTCATCTTTCGAGCTGAATTCCAAGGGGGTGCAAGCACTAGAGAAAAAGGAAAATATCGTTCAGATTATCAATACACTTCTAGAGATCTTTCCTGCGCCATTTATTCAGGTCAGCCCCCCACCCTATGCAACCCGACATGCGGTTTTCGAAGATCACCCTGGCGTCGGCTGGATGCTGTATTTGCCAGAGATCCTGACACCGGCACAGGTGCCAGAGGCTCCAGAGCTCATTCCAGTTTTGGACAAGGACAACAAGCGGAAAGGAACAATCGTCGTCAGCGTTCCGAATGAAACCTTCTCGGTAAAAAACAAGGAGCATGTCAAGGTGGCAAATGCGATTGAGATTCGCCTTGCCGATCAAGATTTACTCCCTCGCTTTTCGAATCTATAGCCGATGTCCTCCGGCGCGGCGAACCTAAGGGATATAACGCAGCAAACGGATCGGTTTCTCTGAGAAGAAGCATGCACAACAGCTTCACAAAGGGGCGTCAAAAGACCGGCCTCGGTCTTTAAAGGAGAAGATATGGTAGAGTCTTCTAAGCCACATCGTGAATGCAGCTCAGCATTCACTTTTACAAACAGCGGGAGAACATCTTCCGCTCTGCTCAAAGAATAGGTGCCTACGTTGTAGAGGCCACCGCAAAATCGATAGCGGAACATCGAAAATTGCACGGAAAGGTCTCTCCAGTGGCGGCGCTAACACTCAACTTTTTTTACAAAAGCTATGACGTTACCATCGTCGGCTATCAGCTTAACGAGGGATGGCGGATGGCGTTGGAGCTTCGGAACGGCAGCTCTGCAGAGGTCATCCGCGACACCTCCACTATCTACCCCGATTTCAATAGCTTGCGCAGCATGGCAATTTGGTTGGCGCATCAAAAAATTCGGGAAAAGGAAGAGCGCCCGTCACCAGAGAACGGCAATTCCTGAGGTGCAAGCGTAAAGGCTACTGAACCGCCTCAACCGTATCCAGTAGTTGAGAAAAAGGGCATGGTTTAACTAAGAGCGCAGCAAAAACCTTGCGAGCCTCCCAAGAATTGGCCATTGGCGTTGCGCTAAGCAGTACCACGGGCAGGCCGGCGAATCGGACGTCTTTTTTGAGCTCAGTGGCAAAACGCAAGCCGTCCATGACAGGCATCCGGAGATCGGTGAGCACCACACTCACTCTGCCGGGGGAGCTCAACAAAATTTCAAGGCCCTCCGCCCCGTTACCGGCCTGATGTACTTCATAACCGGCGGCGTCGAACACCTCGGCGAAAATCTCCCGAACGTACAGATTGTCCTCAATGATCAGGATAGCGCGAGTACGCGGGTTATCGGGCATATGGCAAACCTCTAATGTTGAGATTCAGTCTCCAGATTGATTTCTGAACGATTTTTCATTATGGGAGGGGTTCTCAATTTAGTACATCAGCAGCTTCTCGTTTGGTGGGATCTTCGCGCCGACAGTGACGTCAGAATATGTTTCAAAACAGCGTCAGAGAAAATCCTAGGTGGTTACATGGCCAAGCAGCCCTATTAAAAAGTTCCCGCCCTCACTCTGGAGTTCATCAGGCGCTGAAAATCGTCTCGACAATCGGAATTACAAAACAGAATTCCGGGCGCCACTGCCTCCTCACAAAAATGACAGCGGCAGTCCGGTTGCAGCATCGGCGCTCGTCGTGCTGCGGCCAGGCCTGCCGCGATGGCGCCGTAGATTCTTTTGTCTGCATTATCTGCGTGGTCGCTCATGATTATTTGCTCTCAGTAGTGGGAAGTTGATAGGGGCGGAAGCTGACGACATCCTCGCCAGCCCATTGATTCAGGGAAAGGAACTGCGCCTGCAGCGGCTCGATTTCGTTGCAGCCGAAGACGGCGGCGGCCTTGGTCACGTCGCCAAATCCCCCGGTGTTGTTAGGCATGGTCCCCAGCAACTGCGGCGGCACACGATGTGCAGCGAGCACGTCATCGCGCGTGCAATTCTTGATGTTGAAAAATTCATCCTTGGCCGCGATCTCGGAGACCGGTAGGATCTGCAGCCCATCCTTCTTGCCGCCCGGCGCATACACAAACAGGTTGCGGAAATTGCCCGGCCCCTTGCTGTTGCGCAGGGCTTCGCGCAGCTTGTCCACGTCATTCACGTTGCTGGCCGTGTCGGTCATGTAGAGGATGAAGCCCGCATGTGACCCGTTGAGGTAGTAGCGGCGGCGGAACAGCGTGGCGGACTCGTTGAGCCAGGCCGATTGCAGCGCGCTCACGTACTGCGGCACGCCATACACTTCCTGGTTGATGTCCGGGGCTTGCAGATGCCAGACGGAGCCAGGCTCAAACTCGTAGCTCGCACGCCAGCCGTTCACGAAAAAATACCGCCCCGGCTCGACGCCCACGCGTGTGTATTTCGCCAGCGCATGCTTCAGGCTCAACAGCTTGCCCGTCATGCTTTCGCGGCGCTCTGCATAGCAGTTGCCGAACAGCAGAAAATCGAGGGCTAGACGCGTGAATTCCGCGCGGCTGAGAGCGGCGGACGGTCGGAAGGTCGAGGACAGGATATTGACCTTGCACCAGATGGCGCTGGCATGGTGGACGCTGGCATTCAAGGACTTGGCCAGGCCGACCGTGCTCAAGGGCGGCTCGTACCAATCACCATTGCGGTAGCACTCGATATCGGCCAGCATGTCGCGGCCTTCCAGCACCGGCGATGGATCACCAAAGCTAAAGGCCTCGACGGATGGCGCCGGCGTTGTCTCGACAGTGGCCGGCGGCGTACTGGCGGGTGCAGCCGCGTGGCGGCGTGCTCTGTGTTTCATCAGAAGAACTCCATAGATGAGGTGTTGTTAGCGGTGGTCCCTTCGAAGGGTTCATAGTCGAGGGCGTGCATGACCGACCAGGCCAAATCGGCGTGGCCGGTTTCTTCCGAGCGGCCGGCGTCATAGGTGACGGCGCGACCGCTGGGCGTGAGAATTTTGCGAATGGCCATGAAGGACTGCGCGATGTCAGTCCAGCCAGCATCGAACTGCAGGCGGCCGCTGCGGATGATGTTTTGTGCCTTGAGCACCATGCGCGTTTTGACTTCCGGCGAATAGCTGATAGCGGTCACGCCCGGGAAAAACTGTTTCACCAGCGGATAGACGCCCACGCCCATGCCGGTCGTGTCGATGCCGATGTACTGGACGTTGTAGCGGCCGCACATTTCCTTGATGAGAGCGGCTTGCTCGGCAAAGTCTTTGCCGCGCCACTGGTGGCGCTCCAGAATGCGGAAATTGCCGCCAGGGATCAGCGGCGGCGCAATCACCGAGCAGCCGGCGCTGTCGCCCGTCAGTGAGGGGTCATAGCCGATCCAGACGGGGCGATGCCCAAAGGGCCGCGCCGTGAACGGCTTGTAGTCATCCCAATCCACCCAGGAATCCACCATGCCGCGCTGCAGGTCGGCCAGCGGGAACACCGACGCAGAATCGTCGATGAAATTGCACATCAGCAGGTTGTCGAACTGATCGGGCGAGTATTCGAAATCGCGTAGCTCGTCGATGTCGAACAGATCGCACCCGCCTGCCGCCGCGTCCATGATCGTGACGATCTGGCGCCATATCTTGTCCTCGCCGGTGAAGCCGGAAGACAAACGCTTGTGGCTGACATCGATGTTGACCTTGTCGCCCTTGGCCCGGCGCTTGTTGAATGCCTCACCGGTCCAGAATGAATAGGCTTGGTGCGTGGTGGCCGATGGTGTCGAGAAATAGGTTTTCCGCCATTTCTTGTGCAGGGCCATGCCGGACGCGACCTTGTTCAGCTCGGTGAAGTTGTGCGTCCAGAAGAACTCGTCGAAATAGAAATTGCCGTGATAGCCCTGGGCGGTGCGCGCGTTCGTGCCGAGGAAATACAGGTGCGCCCCATTGGGCAGCACGATGGGATCGCCTGACAGCTCCACCCCGCACGCGTCCTTCGCAAACTGGATGATGTATTGCTTGAAAACGTGGGCCTGCGACTTCGAGGCCGAGAGAAAAATCTGATTGCGCCCGGTCTGGATCGCATCAATCAGCGCCTCGCGTGCGAAATACCACGTCGCACCGATCTGGCGTGACTTCAGGATAATCCGCGTGCGCTCGCTGCCATTACGGAACCAGACCTTTTGGTAGTCGAACAGCGAATCGTTGAAAGCCTCAATGATGCGCTGCTGTGCCTCTTCGCTGAACTCGTTGCGCACCGGCTTTTTCTTCGGCGCGGCATTGCGATTGGCGATGTTCGGATTTAGATCGGTTTCATTGCCGCCCGGTTGCTCATAGCGGCGTACGCGCGCAGCTTGCACCAGTTGGCGCATCAGCGCGTCGAGTTCCTTGTACTCGCCGTTGCCCTTTACTTCCTTTCCGATCAGTTGCACTATGCGCGCTTCAAGGGCAATCTCTACGCGCTCCAGGCGCGAGACCTTTTCCCACTCATCGCGGTGCTTCCAGCTATTGACCGTCGTGCGCTTGATCTTCAGATGCCGCGCGATGGACGAGATTCGCCAGCCCTCGAAATACAAGCGGCGCGCAACGTGTCGTGGCTCGGCCGCCTGGTCGATGCTTTCCTTGATGTCGTGTGGAATGTCTAACATGCCGCAAGCGTAGGCGGCGCGCGCGCGTAGCGGGGAACTTGGCGAGTCGCTATCCCCCATATCAACCCTTGCTCGATTGATGCATTTCGCCCATCGGCAGAAGATGACGTTATCCGATCAACCGATAACGAGCGCGAAAACTCATGGCAACCAAGAGCAAATTTTTCCGCGTCGCGACCGAGGGCGCGACCACCGACGGTCGCAGCATCAGCCGCGAGCAAATCCAGCAGATGGCCGACAACTACAACGTCAAGACCTACGGCGCCCGTGTGTGGGTCGAGCACCTGCGCAGCCTGCTGCCCGATGGCCCGTTCAAGGCGTACGGCGATGTGCTCGCGCTGAAGGCCGAGGAAGTCGATACTGACGCCGGCAAGCGCCTGGCGCTGTTCGCACAGATCGAGCCCACGCCCGCCCTGGTTGCGATGAACAAGGACCGCCAGAAGATCTATACCAGCATCGAGCTGGCCGACAAGTTCGCGGATATCAGCAGCGCCTATCTGGTCGGCCTGGCCGTGACCGACAGCCCGGCCAGCCTGGGGACCGAAATTCTGCAGTTCTCGGCCTCGAATCCCAAGGCCTCGCCATTCACCCCGCGCAAGCTGAAACCGGAGAACCTGTTCTCAGAAGGCGTGGAAACCAAAATCGAATTCGAAGACGACGGCCCTAGCGTGGCCGAGACCATCAAGCAGATTTTCAGCCGCTTCGGTGGCAGCGAGAAGAAGGCCGACGCCCAGCATGCTGACGTGGTCGCCGCCATGACCGCCGTGGCCGAGAAGGTGGGCGAGTTCGCGCAGGTTGCCACTCAGGCCGCCAAAGATGCCGCCGAGGCCGTCACTCGTCTGGAGAAGCTGGAAAAGCGTGTCGGCGATGAGTCGACCGCCGCCGAACAATTCCGCCAGACCATCAACCTGACCGACAAGAACGACGTGCAGCGTCCGCCGGCCACCGGCGGCAGCAACAGCGGTGTCGTGCTGACCGAGTTCTGAGCCGGACCACGCACCAATCCATTTCCGCAATTACCCTGGAGCAGAACACATGAAGAATCAGACCCGCGTCGCCTATAACGCCTACACTACGCGCCTGGCGAGCCTGAATGACGTCGCCGGCGGCGCCGTTCATTCGACGTTCTCCGTTGAACCGAGCGTGCAGCAGACGCTGGAAGACAAAATGCAGGAATCCTCCGAATTCCTGGGCAGCATCAACATCATCGGTGTCGATGAGCTGGAAGGCGAAAAGATCGGCCTGGGCGTCTCGGGGCCGGTGGCCAGCCGTACCGATACGAGCGGCGACAAGCGCCGCAGCACCCGCGATGCGTCCGCCATGTCGAATCGCCGCTATCGCTGCGAGAAAACCAACTTCGACACCCATATCACCTATGCCAAGTTGGACGCCTGGGCAAAGTTCAAGGACTTCCAGACCCGCGTAGCTACCGCCATCCTGAAGCGCCAGGCGCTGGACCGCATCATGATCGGCTTCAATGGCGTGAAGGTCGCGGCTGATACGAACCTGGCGCAGTATCCGCTGCTGCAGGACGTCAACAAGGGCTGGCTGCAGCAGATCCGCGAGCACTCGCCGCAGCGTGTCATGGGCCTGGTCGGCCCTGAACTGCCCGGCAAGGTGGTTATCGGCTCGGGCGAAGGCGCCGACTATGCCAACCTCGACGCGGCTGTCTACGACGCTGTGACCAATCTGGACCCGTGGTATCAGGACGATACGAGCTTGGTGGTGATCGTCGGCCGCGAACTGCTGCACGACAAGTATTTCCCGATGATCAACAAGGACAACAAGCCGACCGAGGCCCTGGCCACTGACATCATCGTGAGCCAGAAACGCATCGGCGGCCTGCCGGCAGTGCGTGTGCCGAGCTTCCCGGCCAATGCCATGCTCATCACGCGCCTGGACAACCTGTCGATCTACTTCCAGAACGGCGGCCGCCGCCGTCGCGTGGTGGATGAACCGAAGGCCGACCGCATCGAGAACTATGAATCGTCGAACGACGCCTATGTGATCGAAGATGAAGGCCTGGCCGCCCTGGTGGAAAACGTGGTGCTGCAGGATGCGCCCAAGGGTGCCGCCTGATGTCCCGCCTCTCTCCCGCTGCGCGCCACCGGGAACGCATGCTCGGCCAGATGGCGGCGGCCGCCGGCGAGCCCGGCGGCGTGACCACCGGCAGCGCTTATGAGCTGATGCTCATGAAGCTGCATGAGGATCGAAAGAGGCTGTCCAACATCCAGTCCATCGAACGCAAGATAGAGATGAAGGCCACCATGCTGCCGGCCTATCAGCACTGGATTGACGGCGTTCTGTCGGCCGGTCGTGGCGCCCAAGACGAAGTGCTGATGCACGTGCTGGTGTGGCATATTGACGTGGGCGATTACGAACGGGCGATCCAGCTGGCGGGTTATGCGTTGGAGCACAAGTTCACCCTGCCGGATCGCTACAACCGCACCTTGCCCACCTTGCTGCAGGACGATTTTGCGGTGGCCAGCCTGGGCGGCAAGCTCAAGGAACAGCCGGCGCGCGCCGCCGACCTCCTGCAGCAGGTACTGGCCATGACCGGCAATGCCGACACGCCCGACCAGGCGCGCGCCAAAGTGCATAAGGCGCTGGGTCTGGCCCTGCTGGAGCTGGTCAATCAGGTGGACGCGGAGAGCATCACGCCGGCTTCTGCCGACCACGCCACGGCGGCGCTGCAGCACCTGAGCCGCGCCAGCGAGCTGCACCAGGCCGCTGGCGTCAAGAAGGAAATCGAGCGGCTGGAACGGCGTCTCAAGAAATACGCCGAACCACCCACGTAAAGAGCACCCCACGGCGCAGGGCGGCCCGGGACGGATGCGGCTTAGTCCGCCTGATGTTCCGGCCACCGCCCCCTACTTTCCAAGATCATGAGCTATATCGATGACATACCGGTGATACCGGAGCCCGCCGCACCGCCCGACGTGAAGCCTATTGGCAACGACGGCTTTTTCCCCGACATCAGCATGCCGGCCATGCGCGACGCCATGCGGCTGGACTCGACTGTCACCGACGCCCGGCTGCGGCCGGCGCTGGTGGACGCGATCTTGTCCGTCAACCGGTTGCTGCGTGACTGGCAGGCTGGCCACCTGGCCGCCGGCCTCCAGAAGCTGGACGAGGTGCCTGCGCCCAAGGTGGACGGGGAAAGCCAGCTCGTCGCGCATTACCGGCGTGCGGTGTACAGCTTCGCCAAGGCCGACATTTTCGAAAGCTATCGAGACTACGACACCACCGCTAGCGCGCTGACCGACACCAAAAAAATGGAATGGATGGATACCGCGCCGGACGTGCAGCGCCGCAATGGGCATTGGGCCATCAATGACATGCTCGGCCGCACGCATGCGACCGTGGAGCTGATCTGATGCAGGTGCGCAGCCAGCAAGGCGACACGCTCGACGCGCTGGTGTTTCGCTACCTGGGTGCGAGCGCCGGTTATGTCGAGCAGGCGCTTGCATTGAATCCAGCATTGGCCGCGCTCGGTGCGGTGCTGCCGGCCGGAACCATCGTCACGCTACCTGCTGCGGTGGAAACACCGACCACCGCGCAGGACAGCGTCAGCCTGTGGGATTGACAACATGAATACCAAAACACTGACAAGGGGAAATCACGTCATGGCAGCAGAATCTGCGGGCGGCATCGCTGCCATTCTGAAAATCTACGGCATCAAGGCCGTGCTGGGCATGGTCGGCGCCGCGCTGCTGTATATCGTCCTGCCGCCGCGCAATGCCGATGGCAGCTTCAACGAAAAGGAATTCGTGGTGCGCCTGGCGTGCGCCGGGGCGTTCTCGATCATGTTCGGCGACGTGGCGTTTTCCGTGCTGGCCCGGAACGTCCCTGCGATAGCTGCCGTGCTCGGGCCAAAGCCGGTTGACGTGATGGTCGGAGCGCCGGCCTGGTGGGTAACTCGGGCCGTCGCCCTGTGGTTCCAACGGCGCCAAGGCAAGGACATTGCCGAGCTGGCGCGTGATGCGAAGGATGCGCTGTGAATCCGATCGACAACCGCCGCGCCTTCCTGGGCATGCTGCGCTTTTCCGAAGGCACGTCCAATTCGCCCACCACACGCGACCGGGGCTATGACCAGATCGTCGGCCGCACCCGCTTTACCAGCTATGCCGACCATCCACGGGTGCGGGTCTGGATTCCGCGCATCAAGAACTGGTCCACGGCGGCCGGCGGCTACCAGCTGTTGATGCGCTACTACGATTTCTATCGCAAGCAGTTGCGGCTGACCGGATTCGGGCCGGACGTGCAAGATGCTATCGCCCTGCAGCAAATCGACGAACGCGGCGCGCTCCCTGACATTGATGCGGGCCGCGTGGCGGCGGCTATCGCCAAGTGCAAGAACATCTGGGCATCGCTGCCAGGCGCAGGATATGGGCAGTTCGAGCATCGCTATGTGGACCTGGAACAAGCGTTCACCCGCGAGGGCGGCCAAGCCGTCGAGCTGCCGACGCTCAAGACCAGCGAAGAGCTGCACCTCGCCTTCGTCGAGGCCGGTGGAGTGCTGGCATGACGCTCACCGAATCGTGGCGCGCTCGCCTGCGCGGTGTGCTGGGCGTGGGCATGCTGGCGGCAGTGGCGGCGGCGGCTTGGGTGGTGCAAGGCTGGCGCAAGAATGCCGACATTTACCACCTGAAGGCCGAAATTGCCATTGCCAACCAGGCGGCGGCCGATGCGCGGGCCGACCGAACCTTGCAGGTACTGACTGCAGAGCGGCGTGCCCGAGACGATATCCAGTCCATCAGCGACAAACTCACCAAAGAAAGGGACGACGCTCTTCATGAGAAAAACACCTTTATTGCTGGCGTGCGCAGCGGCGCTATCCGCCTGTCAGTCCCCGTCATCGCTCCAGTGCCCGCCGGAGCCGGTTGCGCAGATTCCCGCGCTCTCGGCCGACCTGGCCAGGAAGCGCGAGCCGAACTTGCGCCAGCGGCAGCGGAGTTTCTTGACGACATCGCCGGAGAAGGCGATGACGCCATCCGGCAAGCCAACGCCCTGATCGACGCCTACAACGCTCTGCGGAAGAACCTGAATGTACAAGCCCACGAACCTACGGGACTACCTGCGCAAGGCGATTAAGCAACTGGCGCAGAACCCGGACAAACTGCACATCTTCATTGACGAAGGCGGAGCGCGTGCTACTGGCACAGCGGGCATGTCCTTCGAATATGACTATGTGTTGAACCTCATCTTGACCGACATCGGCCCGGATCTCGATTTGGTGTTCGTGCCGCTGCTGGCCTGGTTGCGGGTCCACCAACACGACGCCTTCGCCAACCCGGAGAACGCCAAGAAGGCCGTGCGTTTCGAAGTGGACATGAACAGCGCCGAATCCCTGGACCTGTCTATCAAGCTGTCCCTCACCGAGCGCACTATCGTCAAGCGCGAGGATGGGGGTCGGCTGCAGGTATCGCATCCAGCCGAGCCGCAGCTCACGCCACCATTTGCCGATGCCTTCTGGCAGCTCTACAAGGGTGATACGCGGCTGGCTGAATGGGACGTTCCGGCGCTGCCATGAGTGACGATTTGCAACGCCTGGAAGAATGGGCGGCCGCCCTGATCGCGAAGGTGCAGCCGGCGCAGCGGCGCCAGCTCGTGCGCCAGGTCGCCAATGACCTGAGACGCGAACATGCCCGCCTGATCGCCCAGCAGGTGGCCCCCGATGGCACGCCTTATCCCGCACGCAAGAACCGCAAAGAGCTGCGTAGCAAGTCTGGCCGCATCAAGCGACAGAAGGCGGCGATGTTCAACAAGCTCCGCCTGAATAAATACTTGCAAATCAAGGCGGACGCCAGCCAAGCATCGCTCGGCTTCTTCGGTAAGGTGGCCCGCGTCGCGCGGGTGCATCACGAAGGCCTACCGGATAAGGTCGCGCCACGCGGGCCGAGCTATAAATATCCAGAGCGCCGGCTGCTAGGCTTTACAGAAAAAGATATTGATGAGATTAGAGAAATACTGCTGGCGCATATGACGCTTGAATGACGAAGCTCCCGAACTGTCGAGCTTGAAAATATGCCATTGGCGTTTCATGATCTGCTAACTGAGCAGAAAGGGCGTGAAGCCGAAATGGATGAACTTGCAAAATTCAAAAAGCAGATGTCTGATCTGGGGCTGCTTCTTGATGAATCAAAATCTCTCTTCCAATTAGCCGAGAAAAGCAGCCTTCAGCTACCTGCTGAGCGACAAGAGTGCCGTGAGGTAATGGCGTCGCTTCGGCATTTAATTGGCCAAATGAAGCCGATGTGTCTTCAACTTGAGATATTACTTGTCGAATACGGGAAAGAGGGAGCCGCTGCTAATGATAAGTCGAGCGCATGAATAGCTCTATTCGCGCTATGCCGCACACATAGTGGAACAACTAGTTTCGTAGACCGAAAGCGCTTCTTACGGAATTAAAAGTCGATAAGGCGGATATCAACCCGTCGTAAAGTGCCTTCCCGCGCGCGATCCGGCAACATGGATTGCATGACGCCCGACCTCTCCGAACTCGTCCGCACCATCCCGAACCTGATCCGCACCGGCAAGATTGCCGAGATCAGGGCGGACAAGGTGCGCGTGCGCTTATCTCCCTCTCTGCTGACCACCTGGCTGCAGTGGGTCGCGCTGCGCGCCGGTGATGTGGTCGATTGGTGTCCGCCTTCCGTTGGCGAGCAGGTCATTGTGTTGTCCCCTAACGGCGACCTGACCCAAGGTAAAGTCCTGGCCGGCCTGTTCTCGGCCGATTCGCCGGCGCCGCAAACCTCCCTGACGATCCGTTCCATCCACTACCCTGACGGCGCGGTGGTGCTCTACGATTTCGGACGGCACACGCTGTCCGCCATCCTGCCGGCGGGCAGCTCGGCCCTGGTGAAAGCGGATGCCGTCACGGCAGATGCCAAAGAAACCACCTGCACCGGCAATGTGACCATCAAGGGCAATCTCATCGTGGAGGGCTTCAGCGCCTTGAACAAGGGCGCTAAGGTGCTCGGCGGTGGTGATGGCGCGGCCATGATCGTTGACGGGGATGTGCAGGCCGCTGGCGATGTGAAAGCAGGCGATATCAGCCTGCGCCGCCACAAGCACGGCGAGGTCAAGCGCGGTGACGAGAGTTCGGGAGCGTCGCAGCCATGATCGGCATGAACGCATCCACTGGCCGCAGCATGACCCTGCTGGAACATATCCGGCAGTCCGTGCGCGACATCCTCATGACGCCGCTGGGAACCCGCATCTATCGCCGTCACTACGGATCGGAAATCCCCGAGCTGATCGACCAGCCGCTAAACGGCGTGACCATCCTGCGCATCTATGCCGCCGTCGCGTATCGCCTGGCCCTGTGGGAGCCGCGCATCTCGTTGTCGTCGGTCACGCTCAACCGGGATGCCACCGGCGCGGTTTCCGTCGTTCTTCAGGGCGTCACGAACGGTGCAGCCGTGGAGTTCTCGGTGCAGGTCCGTGAAGGGGCGGCGCAATGAGTTCGCCTATCGACCTGACCCTATTGCCCGCGCCGCAGGTTCTGGAGACGCTGGATTTCGAAACCATCCTGGCCACGCGCAAGGCGGCCGTGCTGGCGCTGCTGCCTGAAGACCAGCGCGACGCCGCCGCCAAGGTGCTGGCCCTGGAGTCGGAGCCGTCCACCAAGCTGCTGCAGGAGAACGCCTATCAAGAGCTGCTGCTGCGCAACCGCGTCAACGATGCCGCCAAGGCCATCATGCTGGCCTTCGCCATGGATTCCGACCTTGACCAGATTGGAGCCAACAACAACGTCAAGCGCCTGGTGCTGGTCCCAGCCGATCCGGACGCGCAGCCGCCTGTGGCCGAAGTGCTGGAAGGCGACGATGCCTACCGCCTGCGCATCCAAGAAGCGCCTGACGCCTTGTCCGTGGCCGGGCCGCGTAACGCCTATGAATTCCACGCGCGCAGTGCTGACGGCCGCGTGATGGACGCTCGAGCGATCAGCCCGGCCCCCTGCGAAGTGGTCGTGGCGGTGCTGGCCAACACGGAAGATTGGCAAGCACCGGCGGACCTGCTGGCGACCGTGGACGCCGCGCTGTCGGCCGAGGATGTCCGTCCGCTCGGCGACCTCGTCAACGTGGTGCAAGGCGCCGTGACCGACTACGAGTTAGAGGCAGTGGTTTATGTGGAGAAAGGGCCAGAGGCCGCGATTGCGCTGAACGCCGCGCGCGCAAACGCAGCGGCGATTTCCAAGCCGCTGCGCCCTCTCGGTTACAGCGTGTATCGCAATGCCTACGTGGCGGCGCTGAAGGTCGAGGGCGTGCGTAACGTCATCGTCAAGTCGCCGGCGGCCGATATTTTGTGCGGCCGGACACAGGCAGCGCGCTGCACGGCGATCAGGATCAAGGCCGAGGTGCTGGAGGAAGTGGACGATGTATAACCCCGTCCCTACCTTGCCGCCCAACACCACGCCCTTAGAGCGTGCGCTGGCGCGTGCCTGCGCGGAGCTGGCGGAAACGCCGGTTCCCCTTCGCGACTTGTGGAGCCCCGACCGCTGCCCGGTTGAGCTTCTGCCGTTCCTGGCCTGGTCGTTTTCCGTGGACCGCTGGGACGATGGTTGGTCCGAGAGCATCAAGCGCGGCACCATCAAGGCCGCCCGGTACATCCATCAGCACAAGGGGACCATTGCGGCCGTGCGCGGCGTGGTCGAGTCGCTGGGCTACCTCATCAAAATCACCGAATGGTGGCAGACCGAACCGCGAGGCAAGCGGGGCACGTTCGCGCTGGAGGTCGGTGTACTGGATTCGGGCATCACCGATGCGATGTTTCTGGAAATGGAACGGCTCATTGATGACGCCAAGCCCTTATCTCGCCACCTCATCGGATTGGCCCTGCACCTTGAGGTTCGAGGCACCACGGCTATTGCGGTCGGGGCGTACATGGGCGAAGAAATCACGGTGTATCCCTATTCGCCTGATCCGATTGAAGTGCAGTTGGCCCAGGGCTTCTATGCGCGCCTGCACTTGATCGAATCGACAACGATCTTCCCGCTTATCGCCACCAACTGAGGAAAATGATGGCACAGAATTTCTATTGCACCCTGACCGAAATCGGGGAAGCCAAGGACGCAAAGGCCAAGGCCTTGGGCGTGCCTTTCCGCTTTGCGGAAATGGGCGTCGGGGATGGAAACGGCACTGTCCCCGTTCCCGACAAGAAGCGCACGAAGCTGCTGAATGAGGTTCGCCGGGCGCCGCTGAATCAGGTGTCACTTGATCCGAAGAACGGAAATCAGGTCATCGTGGAACAGGTCATCCCTGAGAACGTCGGCGGATGGTGGATTCGTGAGCAAGGCCTGTATGACGAAGATGGTGACCTCGTGGCCATTGGAAACTGCCCGCCGACCTACAAGCCGCAAATGTCCGAAGGGTCGGGGAAAACGCAGGTCATTCGTATGGTCATCGTGGTGACCAGCGCTGCGACCGTTGAGCTGAAGATTGACCCTAGCGTCGTCCTGGCCACCCGTAGCTATCTGGAAAGCTACGCGGCCCAGAAGGTCCACACCCATCATCCGGCGGAGGTGATACCTGGCGGCCTGGTCGGCCAGATCTTGCGCAAGAAGAGCAACGGCAGCGGCGATGTGGAATGGGCAGACCTGACCGATGGCGTGAAAATCAATGTCAACACCGTTGAGGAGTCCATCACGCTGGCGGCAGGGCAGACCGTCGTCGATCTGGCGAAGGTCACCACCAATGGCGTGGTGGTCTACATCGGCGGCGCACGGCTGGACAAGGGCTTGGATTACGTTGTCAACAGCCAGAGCCGCATCACGCTGGCGAAGCCCTATCCTAATGGCACCCGCATGGCCGTGGCGCAGAATGAGACCGCTGGAACCGTCGTCAATCCGTTGGATTCCAGCAAGAATCTGGCGGACGTTGCCGACGTGCCCACGGCGCGCAAGAACCTGGGCGCAGCGCCGGCGCTGACGGGCGTGCCGATGAAATGGCCAACCCTGGATTGCCCGGCCTGGGCATTGGTTCGTGATGGCAGCGCTTACCCACGGGCGAGCTATCCGGCGCTGTTCGACATCCTCGCACCAGTGCGCGCTGGCACCATCACGCAGAGCGCCAACGGCGCAATCGTCAGCGGGCTGTCTCGCACCTCTGATCTTTGGGTGGGTATGCCATATGAGCACGCCACGCTGCCGGCCGGCACCACCATCAAGAGCATCGATAGCACCAATCAGGTGACGTTGACCAACAACGCCACCGCTAGCACCGGCAATGCGCTGGGCCGGTTCTTCCTGCACGGCTATGGCAATGGCGGCGGCGCGGCCACGTTCGGCATCATGGATGATCGTGGCTTGTTCGATCGTTCGCTTGACCAGGGCTCCCGTGCGTACGAAAAGTCGGTCATCGATGCGGTTCTGGTTGCTGGAAGCGTGAGCGTTACGGGCCTTTCGTCCACGCGTGGCCTGTTCGTCGGTCAACCGGTGGCCGGCACCGGCTTGCAGGCCAACACCACGATTGCGTCTATCTCTGCGGCCGGCATCACCTTGAGCCTTCCTGCTGCATCAGGTGGGGCCACTGCCCTGACCGTGACCGGCGGTCAGATCGGTTGTGAGCGGGAAGATAGCCTGAAAAGCCACTCTCACAATCTCCAGTCCAACACTAGCGTCGGCGGCGGCACGGGCTGGTACTTCCAAAACGGATCGGGTGGATTTGTCGGCCCCTCTGCTGGCTTGGTCCTGCCTGCCGGTGCAGCAGAAACGCGCCCGAGAAATCGTAACTATCTGCCCATTATCGCTTACTAGAAACCATGAAGATTTTTCATTACAGCCGGGCAACCGGTGAACTGATCGAGCCGGATGTCGCACGTGAAGACCCGTTGCTGCCTGGCCAGTATCGCCTGCCGGCCTTTGCCACTATCGACACCCCACCGCCCTTTGTCTCTCCGGGGCATGTGGCCGCCTACCTCTCCGACGACGGACAGGTTCCGCAAGACTACCGTGATGGTTCCTGGCGCGAAGTCGCGGACTATCGCGGCATCTACTGGCACACCGACAGCGGCCAGCAGGAAGCCCTGGAACGCATTGGCGTAACGCCCCAGGAATGCGGCCTCACCGACCAGCCGCCGCCCGCGTTCGGCGCATGGAATGGAAAGACCTGGGAGATTGACCAGGCAGCAGCGAAGGTCGCACGCAATGCCGCCATCGCCTCGCAGATCGCTCTGATTGAACAGAACGAGCAACCGGCCGCCCAGCGTGCTTTCGTCCTGACCGGCGACAGATCCGCAATGCAGGCCCTCCAAAAGCGGATTGATGCCCTCATGGCACAGATGAAGGAGGATGTATGAGCGCACTGGCAGATAGCGTCATCACCGGGCCGATGTTTTTCCAAGCCATCCCGGCAGAGAAAGCAGCGGCCTTGATCTTCGTTCCCGGCCTGGGCTGGTTGGAGTGGGTGGAAGTGACCGGCGCCGGCGCATTCAAGGGCTATCGGACACTGCGCTGCGGCGCTCTGGAGTTTGGCACCACCACCGTACCGCGTTCGTACGAAGCGGACCTGGTCGGCGGGCTTGCGTCAAAAACTGCGCAGGCATCGCTGTGGGCATGGGCGCAGCAGAACGGCCATGTCGTAGCGGCCGCCGCCTGGACCGCAAAGGAGTTCAAGTTCGCGGATGTTGACGATACCTACTTCCGCTTGCCGGACCTGCGCAACGTCGGCACCCGATTTACCGGCACGAACGCCGATACGGCAGGTGTCCGTGGTATCGGCTCCTTCCAGGCTGACGCCCTGCAGAACATTACGGGTTCCTTCAAGCGCAGCGCCAGTAGCGGCGGTCTGGTTGAAAACAACCCGGCCACGGTAACAGGGGCTTTCGGGCTCGGGAGCGGTGCAACACCCGGGCCGTCTGCCGATTCTGGCTCCTATGTGCCGGTCATCTTCGACGCCAGCCGCGTAGCCCGAACCGCAACTGAAACCCGCCACGCCAACACGGCATTTGCCCCACGTATCCACATCTGACCATGACCGCTATTACCTGCTATCAGACCGACGAAGCCGGCGTCTTCCTCTACGCGGTGGCCGCCTACCCCTTCCCCATGGAAGAACGCCTCAACGTGCCATTCATGGCCGTGCAACAGCGTCCGCCCCCCATTCCGGACGGCCATCGCGCCCGCTGGCTCTCTCCGTTCACGGCGATGCACCCGGAATACGACACCACCGGCGAATGGATCATCGAGGAGATTCCATTGCCAGCACCGCCGGCGGACACGGCCGAACTGGAAGTGCCGGACGAGGCCGGCGAGCTGCAAGACCAAGAACCGGCGCAAGCCTAACCCAACAGGAGCTATCACCATGGCAACCGACTACCACCACGGCGTACGCGTCATCGAAATCAACGAAGGTACGCGCCCAATTCGCACCATTTCCACTGCCGTTATCGGCGTCATCGTGACCGCTGATGACGCCGATGCAGAGGCCTTCCCGCTGGATACGGCGGTGCTCATCACCAACGTGGTTTCCGCGCAGGCTAAAGCGGGTAAAACCGGCACTATGCGCCGCGTGCTGGAAGCCATCGCCGCCCAGGCCAAGCCGCTGGTGGTGCTGGTGCGTGTGGCCGAAGCCGAAAGCGAGGCCGAGCAGACCAGCCTTGTCATCGGCGGAGTCTCGGCGGAAGGCCGCTATACGGGCGTCAAGGCGCTGCTGGCCGCCCAGGCCAAGCTGGGGATCAAGCCGCGTATCATCGGCGCGCCGTTCCTGGATACCAAGGCAGTGACTAATGCGCTGGCATCCATCGCGCAGACGCTGCGGGCGTTCGTCTATGCCTACTGCTGGAACTGCGCCACGGCGGCCGCCGCCACCGCCTACCGAGCCGAATTCGGGCAGCGAGAAGTGATGCTGCTCTGGCCCGAATTCGTCTCGTGGGATACGGCGACCAGCAAGGACGCCAATATCTCGGCCGTCGCCTTCGCGCTGGGCCTGCGCGCCAAGATCGACGAACAGACCGGCTGGCACAAGACGTTGTCCAATGTGGTCGTGAACGGCCCGACTGGCATCAGCCGTGATGTGTTCTGGGATCTGCAAGACCCAGCCACTGACGCCGGCGTGCTCAACGCCAAGGAAGTGACCACCTTGATCAACATGAGCGGCTATCGCTTCTGGGGTTCGCGCACCTGCGAAGTCCAGGGCGGCTACTTCCCCTTCGAGAACTACACCCGCACCGCGCAGGTGCTGGCCGACACCATCGCAGAAGCGCATTTGGTCTATGTGGACCTGCCCATGACACCGTCCCTGGTCAAGGACCTGGTGGCCAGCATCAACGCCAAGTTCCGCTCGCTGAAGGCCAGCGGCTACATCATCGACGGGGAAGCCTGGTTCGATGACAAGTACAACGACAAGGACACGTTGAAGGCCGGCAAGCTCACCATCGACTACAGCTACACCCCTGTGCCGCCGGTGGAAAACCTGCTGTTCCAGCAGCGCATTACCGATCAATACCTTGCCGACTTCGCTGCACGCGTCGCGGCGTAAACGCTAGCTGCCAGGGAACGGCTGCTAACTCACCCACCGAGAAAGGAATCAAACATGGGCATCGCCAACAAACTGAAGGACTTCAATCTCTTCGAAAACGGTATCAGTTATAGAGGCATGGTCCCCGAAGTAACCCTGCCCAAGCTGTCGCGCAAGATGGAGGAATACCGCGCCGGCGGCATGTCCGGCCCCGTCTCCGTTGACCTGGGGCAGGAAGCGATACAGCTGGAGTGGACCGCCGGCGGCCTGGTCAAGGAATCGTTGAAACAGTATGCCGCCAAGTCGCATGGCGCCGTGCAACTGCGCTTCGCGGGCGCATACCAGAACGATGACGACGGTTCGGTGCAGGCGGTCGAAATCACCGTGCGCGGACGCTACAAGGAAGTGGACATGGGTAACGCCAAGGTAGGCGAAGACACCGCCCACAAGTTCGCTATGCCACTGAGCGCCTACAAGCTCACCATCGACAACGAAGTGATTTTCGATTTCGATTTCATGAACGGAATCGAGATTGTCGGCGGCGAAGATCGTCGAGCCGATATCCGCAAGGCCATCGGCCTGTAAGAACCTGGCGGCCGGCCGCCGCCGGCTGTTCTCATTTCCCCATCTGACAAGGAATTCGCATGACCACCAATACCACCACCGCCGCCAAGATCGAATCCGTTGTTGTCGAGCTGGATGAACCGCTGACGCGCGGCAATACCCAAATCACCGAACTGACCTTGCGCCGTCCCAAGTCGGGCGCGCTGCGGGGCGTGAGCCTGATGGACCTGATGAACATGAACGTGAGCGCCCTGCAGGTGGTGCTGCCGCGCATCAGCGAGCCGACCTTGACGCAGTTCGATGTGGCCAACATGGACCCGGCCGACCTGATCAAGTGCGGCATGGAAGTATCGGTTTTTTTGGCACCGAAGGCGGACCGCGCCTTGGTCTCCCAATCGAAGTAGAAGACGCCATGGCAGACATCGCGACGGTCTTCCACTGGCCGCCCGCCGCGATGGATGACTTGGAATTGGCAGACCTCATGAAGTGGCGCGAACGCGCCCGAGTAAGAAGCGGGGCGGAATAAATGGCAAATGAACTCAAGATGCAGGTGGTTTTCTCCATGATGGAGAAGATCACCGCCCCGCTGAAGAAGATCGCCGGCGGCGCCAGGGACACCGGCAAGGCGCTGAAGGACACCAGCGACCGCCTGCGCGAGCTGAACAAGCAGCAATCAGACCTCAACGGCCTGCGCGACCTGCACCAGAGCATGCGCAAGACCAGTGCTGAGCTGGCCACGGCGCAGCAGCGCGTCTCTGAGCTGGCCGCCCGGATGAAGGCGGCCGAAAATCCGACCCGCGCCATGACGCGCGAATTCAACGCAGCGGTGCGCAGCGTCAAGTCTCTCCAAGATGCCAGCGAAAAGCAGGGAGCGCAGTATCGCGCCCTGCGCGAGCGCCTGGCCGATGCTGGCATTGGCTCCCGCCAGCTCGCCAATGCACAAACCTGGCTCAAGAACAGCATTGCTGCCACGAATGCCGAGTTGGCCGACCAGCAGAAGAAGCTTGCCGCCAGCAATCGGCAGCAGCAGGTCATGGCCAACGCGCGCCAGCGCGCCGACAAACTGCGCAGCACCGCGGGCGGCCTGGCCGCTGCGGGTGTCGGCGCAACCGCTGCTGGCGCGGCCATGGGTGCGCCTGCGCTGGCGGGCCTGAGAGAGGCGAAGCACTACGAGACCGAGAACGGACGCGTGCGCGCGCTTGGCCTGGGGCCGGCGGCCACGGCTGAGGCGATCAAGTTCGCCCGCCAGATGAAAACCTACGGCACCAGTCAGCTGGACAATCTGCAACTGCTGCGCGACGGCATCACGGCCTTCGGCGATACGCACCATGCTGAAATGGTGGCGCCGATGATGGCCAAGATGAAATTCGGCAACCATGCTTTCTATGGCGAGGCCGAGGGTGCAGAGAACGAGCGCAAGTTCATGGACATGCTCAAGGTCATCGAAATGCGCAACGGGACCAAGGACATTGGCACGTTCTCCAAGCAGGCCAACATGGTGCAGCAAGTCTTGACCGCCACCGGCGGCCGGGTCGGCCCGGGCGAGTGGCTGAACCTGATCAAGACGGGCGGCATTGCCGCTAAGGGCATCAAGGATGAGGCCTTTTACTATCAGATGGAATCGCTGGTGCAGGAAATGGGCGGCAACCGGGTGGGCACGTCGATGATGAGTGCCTATCAGAACCTCTATCAGGGCCGCACCACCAAGCGTTCTATTGGCATGCTGGCAGACCTGGGCCTGATCGGCGATACCAGTAAGGTGAGGCACGACAAGGCCGGCCAGGTGTCGTACCTGAATCCGGGCGCCATCAAGGGCGCTGACCTGTTCCGCGAAAACCAGTTCGAATGGATGGAAAAGGTGTTGCTGCCGCAACTGGCCAGCAAGGGCATCACCGACGAGAAAGGCATCCTTGATGCCATCGGCGGTATTTTTTCGAACCGTACGGCGGCGCAGTTGTTCTCGACGATGTACCAGCAGCGTGCGCAGATCCACAAGAATGAAAAGCTCAACCGCGGCGCGGCCAACATTGACGAACTGGACAAGCTCGGACGCGATACGGCCAGCGGCAAGGAACTCGAAACGCTGTCCAAGGTAGCCGATCTGAAGTTGGAGCTGGGCAGCAAGATCCTGCCGCTGTATGCCGCTGGCCTGGAGATGGCTACGAACGCCGTCCAGGCGCTAACCGGTTTCATGGAGCGCAATCCTGCCACGGCCAAGGCAATGATTGTAGGTTTCAGCGCCATCGCCGGCATCATGGTGGTGATGGGGCCGCTGATGCTGGCCCTGGCGTCTGTCATCGGCCCCTATGCCATGTTGCACGTCCTGTTCGCGAAGATCGGCCTGCAGGGCAATCTGCTCATGCCGATCCTGCGCGGCATTGGGACGGTCTTCATGTGGCTCGGCCGGGTGTTCCTGATGAACCCTATTGGCCTGGCGGTCACGGCCATTGCCGGCGCGGCCTATCTGCTATACCGGAATTGGGAGCCCATTGCCGGCTTCTTCGGAAATCTCTGGCAGCAGGTCCGTGCAGCCTTTGCCGGCGGCCTGGGCGGTGTTGCTGCGCTGATTATCAATTGGTCGCCGCTGGGGATCTTCTACCAGGCCTTTGCGGGCGTCCTGAGCTGGTTCGGAATTGAGCTGCCGGCGAAGTTCTCGGACTTCGGCGCCATGATCCTACAGGGATTGGCCAGCGGCATTACCAGGGCGCTTGGCGCGGTCAAGGATGCGGTGCTGGGCGCAGGATCAAGCGTCATCGGGTGGTTTAAGGAAAAGCTCGACATCCATAGCCCAAGCCGCGTATTTGCGGAGCTGGGCGACTACACCATGCAGGGTCTGGCCGTGGGCTTGAATCGTGGCCAAGACGGGCCGCTGTCGGCCGTTAGCGGCCTGGCCGGTAAGCTGGCCAGCGCCGGCGCAGCCGTGGCCATCGGCGCGGGAAGCATGCCGGCCATGGCGTTCGACAGCCGCCCGCCGCTCAGCGCGGCGAGCACGCAACCGGTCGTCCACCAGGGCGACACGGTGCAAATCATCATCCAGCCACTGCCTGGGATGGATGAGCAAGCGATTGCGCGCGCGGTGGCCGTCGAGCTGGATCGGCGCGACCGGATGAAGGCCTCGCGCCAACGTTCAAACCTGGCGGATTGGGATTAACAGGAGTCGCATCATGATGATGGTCTTGGGAATGTTCGTTTTCAGCCTGCCCACGCTGGCCTATCAAGAGCTGCAGCGGCAAACGCAATGGAAGTTCGCGGGCAACTCGCGCGTCGGCCGGCGCGATGCCCTGCAGTACACCGGCAAGGGGGATGACGCTATCACGCTATCCGGTTGGATTGCGCCTGAGCTCACCGGCTCGGCTTTCTCGCTCGATGCGCTGCGCCTGATGGCCGATACCGGGAAGAGCTGGTTTCTGATCCAAGGAACGGGCCGGATTTACGGCTCCTACGTCATCGAGAGCATCGACGAAGGACGCACCGTGCTGGATGGCGATGGTGACGCGAAGCGCATCGATTTCACCATCAAGCTCAAACGCACGGACGATAGCGTGTTGTCGGCGCTCGGCCTGGGTGATATCTCCGACCTGCGCAACATGGTCGACATCGACGGGATCACGAACAGCATTGCCGATAAGGCGCGTGATGTGGTGGGCAGCGCTATCAACGGCGTCAAGGGCGCAATCGGTGGGGGTAGCTGATGACGACTACCGCACCGGCGTTTCGCATCATCATCGAAGAAAAGGACATCAGCCGACCGGTTTCGGATCGGCTCATCAGCATCACCCTGCGCGAGTGCAGAGGTGATGAAGCTGACCAGCTCGATATCGAGTTGGACGATGGCGACGGCAAGCTGAAGATTCCGCCCATGGGGGCCAAGCTGTCTTTCGCCCTGGGCTGGCAGGGCTCCCCGCTGGTGGACAAAGGCGCGTTCGTCGTTTCTGAGGTGGAGCATAGTGGTTCGCCGGATCGCATCACCATTCGGGCCAGGTCGGCCAGCATGATCGATGCATTTCGGCAGCAACGCGACCGCAGCTTCCATGAAACCACACTCGGCGCCGTGGTGGATGCCGTGGCCGCCAGCAATGGTCTGGCGTCCGGAATATCGGCCAGCCTGCGGGCCATCGCCATCAAGCACCTGGACCAGACGCACGAAAGCGACTCGGCGCTGCTGCGTCGCCTGGGCAAGAAATACGACGCGGTGGCCACGGTCAAGAATGACACTTTGCTTTTCATGCCGATCAATGACAGTCGCACGGCCAGCGGAAAGCCGCTGCCGGTGGTCAAGGTGGTGCGGGCGCTGGGCGATCAGCACCGCTATCACAGCTCGGAATCTGATGCGTATAGTGGAGTTCGTGCGTTCTGGATGGATGAGAAGTATGGGCGCCGTCGCAGCGTCGTCGCTGGCCAGGCCGGCAACAGCAAGCGTCTGCGTACGACGTTTGCGAATGAAGCCGATGCGCGCACCGCAGCCGTAGCCGAATGGCAGAGGATTGAGCGCGGCTTGGCCACGTTCGAAATGCAGCTTGCGCTGGGGGATGCGCGCATCATGCCGCAGTCGCCTGTGGTGGTGAGCGGATTCAAGGCCGACATCGATACGACGGAGTGGCTATCGAAGACGGTCACGCATTCCATCAACGGAAATGGATTCACCACGCGCATCGAGTTCGAAACAAAATCTGAGGTAGCCGATACCGAGTGCGAGCTGGATCACGACCCGGAGGAAGGCATCACCGGAGTAAAAGCAGAGTGGCACGACAAAGCAAACAAGAAAAACAACAGAGGCACCGAGCTGGCAGGCAAGGCCGACAACGCCAAGACACTGAAACGGACCTATGCCTCCAAGCAAAGTGCCAAACGTGCTGCCGCTCTGGAGTGGGCCAAAATCAAAGAGGTCCGCGAGATCATCGCGGAGAACAACACCGATTGACTATCGTGGCTTCGACCAAAATGATTTACCGGCCGTCGCATCGTAAATGCATTCCTTGATCAGATCGCCGTCCACTCTGATGGTGCCGCCGGTCGAGTATGCCTTTCCTTCAGAAAAACACGTGGTGTTGTCTGCAACCTGTTCTGGTGCTGCCGGCGCGGGCATTTTGTAGAGTAGCCATCCGCACGTCATAGCCAGAACCAAAACTAGCAACCAATGGATGAGCACCTGTTTCTGCGCTCGGGCGATCGCTACATCCTTTTCGCTGCAGACCGCACATTCATGGACCTTGTGCTGTTCGGACGTCGGCGGCAGCATACGCGCTTGGTCTATGGCTCTATCAGTTTTCGCGGTGCCCGCATCAATCCAACCTTCGAGTGTCTCCTTGACCTTCGTGTAATGCTCGATGGGTAATTCCCGGAAATATTGGATGCCGTAATCTGCGATGAAAATTTTATAAATTTCGATCTCTTTATCGCCGCAAATTGCTGCCCATTCCTTCACCAGCATATTGATTCTTTTTCTCTGGTACTCCGTAATTCTTTGCACTTCCTTTTTGGCTTCGCCCAAGTTCAGATTTACTACGTTATTAAACCGCGGCGCCTCATGAATGTTGCCTTCGATAATCTGGCCGATATCGCCCTGTGCTTCTATTTTTTCTGACATTCAAAACCTACTGATTAACACCTACCGCGTAACTCCCTATCAGGCGTCGCGGCAAATTGAAACACGCGCTGCTCCCCAGCACACGCGCAAACGGAAATCGGCATCCCTGCACCGATATTCTTTACTTCTTCTTTATTTTGTTGCCCATGACTGGGCCTTGGAGTGTCCCGTGAATATCGCCAGTAATATGCTGGCCGATGCTGCCACCGACGGTAATGTGTGCGGCGTTCTTGCGACCGGCCTCCGCTGGGGCCGCGCCCTCGATAACGCCTAGCACGCGAGCTTTGCCGATAATGTCGAGCCGCCTAAATCCCTGGAGAACCTGCTGTTCATCAGAGGTCAAAGCGTCCGCAGTTGGAATCCCAAATATCACGTATGAAACATCTACCCCGATCTTCGAGACGGCGGCCATAAATCCAATATCCGGGAGAGTTTTTCCTTGCTCGTAAGAAATTTGGGCTTGTTTCCGGACTCCGCCGACCGCTGCAAAGGCCTCTTGCGAAAAGCCGAGACGCAGCCGTTCGCTCTTAAGGCGTTCCCCAAAGGGTGAAATTTCCATCTTAATTTGTTGACTGGTACGATTTATCGGACTATTCTTCCGTCATTGCTAAGTGACGTATACAAATTTTACCCTATGTCTACATCCACCATTTCATTGCCACCAAGACATGAAACTGACATTCCCGCTATCAGGGATGTCACATCGGTGGTTATGACCACCCGCCTGGATTCTCGCGAGGCGGAAAAAGTCTCTGCCTATGCGGTTCAAGACCATCGGACTCGCTCGTCCTTTCTCCGCCTCATGGTCCTGAAAGGTATTCAGGCGTACGAAAAAGAACACCAATCTGCAACCGCCTGACCAGGGGGAGTCTATGTACGACGATCCACGCCACATCCGCGATCACCGAATCGTGATCCGCTGCAACGCCGACAACTACGCTTTCATGAAGTCGCTCGCACAACTGCAGGGTGAAAACTTGGCGACCTTGGCGCACGACATGATGCTGCACAAGGCTGTTGAGTTCGTTGTTGCTCGTGATGTGCCAATAGTAATCAACCAAAGCATGCAAACCAAGGCGCTGAAGAGCCACTTTTTAGTGCCTCAAAATGCCTGATATCGAACTGACGCAGACAAGCCCCGAACTCATTGAGGCACTGAAAAAACTGATGGTGATCGAGGGATTCGAGTCAATCGAAGACGCCGCCGAGTTCATTTTTTCCGTAGCGGTTCGTGAAGGTGCAAAACGTGTTACCGGCAAGGCAAGAGTGCTTTATGCCGTTCAGGGGAAGAAGCCATGCGCGTAATCAGCATTCCATGCCCACACTGCCAAAATCGTGTGAGAGCGGCCAAAAGCCGCACCATGTCGTCAATGATGAAAGAAATCACGTACCAATGCCAGAACGTCGAATGTGGCCATACCTTCGTGGCAACACTTGAAGTCTCGCGCACGGTGTCGATGTCAGCCATGCCGAATCCAGAAGTCCGCATTCCAATTTCCTCGCGTGCATTTCTGGCCGCAAAGAACCAGTTGACGCTAGACCTCGCGACCGTTTAACCCGCCGCCCTACTCCCGATAAATCAAAGCCTGCCGTGCGCCATTTGGCGCACGCGGGATTCGCTCACCCTGAAAAATCATGACCACTGCGAATTTCAATTTCACGGTAACAGTCAGGCAGCACTTTGCCGAAGACATGATCCGCTACCGCTGCGCGCAGCGGCTGCTAGATCGTCGCTCTCTCAGTGGTACCGAATGGGATGTGATTTGGGAAGGAAAGCAGGCCATCGGCAGGAGCCTTGCTTTGCGGCTGAACATGCTCGGCGGCCTGCTGGGGGAGTGGTGATGCGCGCAGTGCTTTCCTATTGCCTTGCAGGCTTGCTATTGCTTGCGCCGGTCATCTTGTCGGCCCTCGGCCTGGTGAAAGGCTGACCATGCGCTGCGCACGTATCAAGGATCATGCATCGTTCCGCCCGGTGACAGAGCTGTTGCGCGAGCGCGCTGCACAAGCACCCACGCCGCCAGGTGATGAAGCGGCGAACGCTGAGCTGCAGAAGGCGCTGGCCATGTTGAGCAAGCGTCAGCGGCCCAACCATCAAACTGCGGTGGCGTACTCCTGGGCGGCCACCGCCAAGCCCGTGCGTCGCCACATCCTGGCCCTGGCCGGACTGTCGCCTGATCGCTGGGAATCTCCAATTCACTCTTTCACGGAAGCCGAACGCCTGGCCATGCGCCATGCGGTGCTGCGCGCAATTACCACCTATGAGCGAGTCCTCAATGCAGTCTAGAAAAGTCGATGCGAAGACGCGCCGACAGCATAAGGCCTTTACTGAGTCGCCGCAGTTCGCGCAAGAGCTAAAACGCATTCCATTGAAATGGCGGGGCCGGGTGGTCAGCGAGGCATTAGAGCTGATGTCCGTGTGGCATTGGCGGCGCATCTTTGAGCCGGTAGCCGTGGACTTCGTGCGTGAGTTCGCGGACAAGTACGTACCTGCTGGCATCGACCTTTCGCAAGACGATGCGGACATCTGCGCCACTGCCGAGCGGGCCGCCGACAACGTCAAGAAGATGCTGTGGAAAGCGATCTCGGATACGCATGCCCGCGACATCATCGAACAGGAATGCAGCGACTACGGCATTGACGTGCCGGAAGTGGATGACGATGACCTGCGCGCCATCATTGCGCGGGTGGTTGATCCGCGCTGGTGGCGCAGGCAACTGCGCAAGGTAGTCGGCCGCGCGTTCGAGGGCGGCAATATCCGCCTGGGCTATGTCCATTACCACGGCGAGCCATATGCCAGCAACGATGCGGTGCTGGCGCGCATGGCGCAGAACAAGCGCAATGCCGCTGCGCTGGAAGCCACCATGGTGCGCAACGAGGCTGGCCAGGAATTCAGCATCGCCGAGCTGGCCGAAAAGACGACCGCCAATAAGGCCATTCGCCGCGGCGAATTGATGCTGCGCATCAATGGCTTCGAGATGATTGCAAGAGACTGCGGTGATACCGGGCTGTTCCTCACCTGGTCGTGCCCTTCGCGCTTCCATCGCACACTTCATAGCGGGAAGCCGAATCCGAAATACGACGGGTCAGATCCGCGCACGGCAAACAAGTACCTGGGCAAGGTCACAGCGCTGGCACGCTCGGCGCTGGCCAGGCGCGGCATTGGCCTGTATGGCTTTCGGATCGCCGAGCCACATCACGACGGATGCCCGCACTGGCACATGCTGGTGTTTGTTCGCGCGCTGCCGGGATATACCACGCCGCACGTTAAGGACGTGGCCAGCCGCGCCATACGCGTTATGAAACGCTACGCCTGGCGCGTGGATCGTGGCGAGCCCGGCTCGTTCAAGCGCCGCCTGGACGTGAAGCGCATCGATTGGGCCAAAGGTAGTGCAGCCGGCTATATCGCAAAGTACGTAGCCAAGAACATTGACGGCGTGGCCGACCACAAGACCAAGGAAGGCTATGTGGTCACCACCGACACGGCCGGAGATTATGAGCTGACACCATCCGCCCGCGTCGAGGCCTGGGCCGCCCGCTGGGGCATTCGTCAGTTCCAGCAATGGGGTGGCGCTCCCGTCAGCATCTGGCGCGAGCTACGCCGCGTGCCGGCAGACATGATGCAAGAAGCGCCGCCGGCCATGGCGGCCGCCTGGGATGCCGTGCAGAAGGTCGAAGGTGAAAAGCGCGCATGTTGGGCGAGCTATCTGCGTGCCCAAGGTGGTGCTCTGGTGAAGCGCGACGACCTTATGGTCACGCTGGCCAAGGAAACCAAGACTGTAGCCGGTCGCTATGAAGAGCGCGAACGGGTCATGCCTTATGGCGTGCAATGCCGCCAGATGGCAGGGGTGGTTTTCAAGTCAGTCCGCCACACATGGATCCCTATTCAAGGCACAGAAGCCCGCGCATCGGCGGGGTTGGGGTTCCCTTGGACTCGTGTAAATAACTGTACGCAGCCCGCCGTCACTGGCTTTGCGGCCGATGTGTCCTTCGATCCGAAGACGGCTCCAGCACCGGTCATGTTCAAGCCCGACCAAGCCGCGCAGATCGATCATGCCTGGCTTGCCCTGGGCGCATGCCCCTGGCCACGGCCGGCGGTAGACGACAGGCCAGCATGGCCGGCACCGGACATGACAGCCGAAGAACAGCGCCGCGCGCTCGCCGACTGGGACGCCATCAAGGCATGCCCGTGGCCGCGCATGGCGCCAGTGCCCGACAAGTCCCCGCGCTATGGCACGCCGCGCCAGGTCGCCGACTGGCGTGCCGGCCGACTTGATGTCGGTGAACTTCCGATTGATCCCAACCCAACGAAAGGGAACGCCCCATGACCGCGTTTCGTGTCGTCGTGCGCACTGCCAGCGCACGCCATTCCTACACCGCCATCGCAGCCCATAGCTGCGACGTGATCGCCGCCGCCGTCGATCGCTTTGGCGTGTGCTCTGTTACGGCCACCAAGGAGAAGAAGCAATGAATATACCTGCGAAATTTGATTTGATCGCCCCCGACAGCAAGTCGCGCGACTTCGTGATGCAGCCTCCGCAGAGCCTGGACCGCATTACATTCAACACGCCCGACGATGGTGTGCTGGCGGGCTATGTGTCGGTCATTCGTCAGCACCTGGGTAATGGTGAGCGATTTGCCTGGGTGGAACTCGACAACGCCCTTCCAGGCTCGTTCAGAGGTGTGTCCTTGGCCGATATTCTTTCGAGCGATGACTGCGGTAGCGTTCGTCGACACGCAGAACTCAATCGCGGAGATCGGTCGCTTTGCTTAGCCGACTTCAGCAATGTCTTCGTAGAAGTTGCTGGTCCTATTTTCGAAGGGAATGCAGATGCAGAGTGTGAATCCTGAGCCTACCCTAATTGGCGTCTCAGCAGCAGCGGACGCTTTGGGGGTGTCGTCGCGGCACATTTATGACCTCGCCGCGCCTGCTGGCCCCATTCCGTGCTACCGAATTGGACGCCGCATACTGTTCAAACCTGCCGATCTACATAGCTATCTGGAATCATGCCGATATACCGTGATAAAGAAAGAGGTAATTTCGTCTTTGAATTTGACCGCCGGCTTAAAGGTAAGCGGATCAGGGTTAGAAAATACCTTCCGAAAACTTGGAATAAATCCCAGGCGGACGCCTTCGACCGTGAAGAATCAGCGCGTCTCTACGCAGTAGCCAACAATGTTGAGCGCCCAGATCATCTGATTGATGATGCAGTCGATATCTATATTGAGGAGCGAGTACCACTTCTAAAAAGTGGTGCTAACATTGCCCGTGAGTTGGCGCAGATGTATTTCGCATACAAGGGGCGGCATATGTCTGAGCTGGCGCAGGTCTGCAAATCATATATGGCAAAAGCTGGACGTGCTGATGAAGATAATGATTCACCACTTGCCGCCGCAACCCTGCGAAACCGGATTCGCTATCTCACGTCAGCGTGCAGATATGCATGGAAGCATCACGGTATGTCCGAACACGATCCTGCCGAACGGGTGATTGCCCCTCTGGTTCGCAATGAACGACGGCGATATATCACCAGGAAGGAAATGCTTCAATTGTGCCTTGCATCGAAACACCGCCCCACACGCGCTGCTGTTCGCATCGCGTTTTATAGCGGAATGCGCATGTCTGAAATTCTCCGGGCAGAAAGAACGCACGATGCATTCGTGCTGGATGAAACCAAAAATGGTGAGCCTCGGATCGTTCCGATGCATCGAAAGATTCGCTGCTGCGCCAAAGTCCCACTCCCTGATCAAAGTCGAATTTCCAAGCACTTCAGAGATGCTCGAAAATTGGTAGGTCTAGACTGGCTGCATTTTCACGATTTACGACATAGTGCAGCCAGTTCAATGATCAACGAAGGCGTCGATCTATACACTGTCGGCGCGGTACTAGGCCATAAGACAGCATCCAGCACCAAACGGTATGCCCACCTAGCGACCAGTTCTTTAAAGAGTGCAATCGAGCGTATCGGTAAGAAATCGTCGTAG